AAACAGTTGGTGTAGAAGAAGAAGAAGTTCAAGAAACAGTTGGTGTAGAAGAAGAAGAAGTTCAAGAAACAGTTGGTGTAGAAGAAGAAGAAGTTCAAGAAACAGTTGGTGTAGAAGAAGAAGTTCAAGAAACAGTTGGTGTAGAAGAAGAACCTATTCTAGAAAAAAAAGGCCGACGAAAGAAAAAAGAAAAAAATTCTTTATCTGTTGACCTTTAAAGAATAAATTAAAAATATTAATATAAAATCAAGATATATTAATATAATATACAATGAACCTAGACGACCAATTAGCGAAATATAAAGGCCAGTTTTATTCAGATAATAAAAAAAATACATTTTTTAAAGGTAAACAGAAGTTAGAATGTGCAAATGAGATAGCAAAACAGATACCAATAGAGAAACTATTAAATAATAGCATATATATCATCCCAAACTGCGATTTTATATATATTGATTATCCCATGATAAAACAATATCTTTGTCCCGAAACATATGATGCGATAAGTGAACATATGTTCAAGTTGAACACCATAATTATAAAACAATACGGATATTTTAATATACGGGTTAACTTAAAATCATTTACAGTTACTGCGGCACAGAGGTATAGTGATCTTATAAAACAATTTTGCTCATTATATTTGAACGATACTACGCAAAGTAATTCTATACAATCCATTCAAATTTATAATCGTCCTACTGTAATGGAAATGTTATTAAATATGTTTTCGCCATTTATTAACAAGGAATCGCGCGATAAAGTAGAATTTGTTAAATAATGAATATAATAAAGGCAGTATGAACAAAATAATCACAATTTTTGTGAATTATCCTGTTTATTTATAATATATTTTATAGATTTTTAAGTGTTAAAATGTGTAAACAAAATTGATTTACAAAAGCAATAATATAAAGTATTAAAAATAAACTTTGCATTATGGAAATCGTCATTCAAAACCCAACACGTGCCGAAATTTTCGCAACATTGTTTCAGCATATGAAACTCTTTACCGAGAATATGAATATTCATTTTAATACAGACGAAATATTTATTCAGGCAATGGACAATTCACATGTATCTATTCTTGAAATTAAACTGCCGAGTGAATGGTTTGATACATACAATGTGAAATCAAACACTATGATTGGTATTAATACAAATATTTTATTTAAGGTTTTGAATACTCGTGAAAAAAGTCATACCCTCCGTCTTGTTTTAGAAGAGGATAATATGGATAAACTAGAGATCAATCTTCTTTCAGAAAATACGAATGTATATGATCGTAATTATCTTATTCCATTGGTTGATCTTGATAGTGAAATAATGGGTATCCCTGATATGGAATATCAAGCCGAATTATCATTTCCATCTGATGTATTTTCACGACTAATTGACCAAATGAATATATTTGGCGATTCTTTAAATATTACTTGCTCTGAAGAAAAGGTTGAAATGAATGCAGAAAGCATAGATTCAGGAAAAATGTACGTGAATATCCCAATTGATGATTTAAATGCATTCGCGATTGAAGAAGATGAAGTATTAGATCTTAGTTTTAGTTTATCACACCTTAAAAATATTTGTCTCTATAGTAAAATTTCAAAAGAGATCGAAGTTAATCTTACACGTGACTATCCTGTAAAGCTGATATATAAACTTGATCACGAAGACGCCAAGGCTATGTTTTATCTAGCTCCAAGAATTTCCGACGATTAATATGCGTTAAACAATCTACATTAAACCATAAAACCATAGTATATTATGAATTCATTAACTACATTGTGTATTTTTATCACCATTTTATTTTTATATATACATATTGCACAACAATTTAAAAAGGGGGACGATCTCGATATATATGAAACAGATTTTACATCGACGAAACATCTAGAGGATGTATGTGAGTTAAAACAGCCGGTTTTAGTAAATATTGAAAATGTTTTACCAAATTTATTTAGTGATATTACCCCCGAAAATATAGCACGCTTTAGTAGCCATGACGTCAATATAAAAGATACAAATGATTATTTCGCAAAGGAACCAAGTAGTGTAGATTCAGTGTTACTACCATTTAGCACAAGTATTCGATTTTTCGAATCAGACAAACAAAGGCATTTTATTTCAGAGAATAACCAAGACTTTTTAGATGAAAGTGGATTATTAACAAAAATGAAAATGACTGATAGATTATTGAAGCCATCTTTATCGGTAAATAGTCAATATGATTTATGGTTTGGTTCTTGTAACTCAGTTACTCCCTTAAGATACCATACAGATAGTCGTCATTTTTTATGTGTGACTACAGGAAAGATACGTGTTAAAATGACTTCTTGGAAAAGCACAAAATATTTACATCAATACAGGGATTATGAAAAATACGAATTTCGTTCATTAGTACATCCAACAAATCCTGACAAACAATACCATAATGATTTTGATAAGACAAATTTCATTGAATTTGATGTAAAGGCCGGATATATGTTATATATACCGGCATATTGGTGGTATTCCATTTCGTATTTAGATGACCCATCCACCTTTATTTGTAGTATTAAATACAATACATTTGTAAATTGTTTATCTAATTCATGGGATTTAAGTCTATATTTTCTACAACAACAAAATATCACACAAAAACAACCAAAACAAATCGACGTGGATGATATTAACTTAATAAACGATAACCATACAGAAGAAATAATAGAACAACCGTCAAATGGTACAACTTCACTAGACGAACTAGACACTATACAAAATGAACCTAATGAGAGTGTCCAAGATATACCTATTGAAACGGTAGATGATGATATAATTGATATGTCGGCCAATTTGACTAAAATAAAGGCTTTACCTGAAAAGGAAAATATTCAATTTTCGGTATCGGGTATTTAATTATCTCATGATAATTTATAATGAACCAGTTAAATCGCGTATTATTTTCATCCGCTATTCTATTGGCGCTTGATTTCATCTATTTAAATTTGGTTAAAAATCAATATGAAACACAAATTGTAGCAGTGCAACGAGTTGTTATGAAGGTCAAAATTATTCCAGCAATTATATGTTATCTCTTATTAATAATAGCACTTAACTATTTTATTTTACGAACCCATAGACCTCTTTTAGAGGCATTTTTATTGGGTTTTATTATTTACGGTGTATTTGATGCTACAAATTTAGCTTTATTTAAAAAATGGGATATTCGATTAGCTATTTCAGATTCTATTTGGGGAGGTGTATTATTTGCTCTTACTGCATATTTTGTTTATTCGTTTTAAGTTTCGTACTTTAATGATACGTGTATTCGGTTCATATAATTTATAAAATTCATTAATAGTATTTTTTGATATTATTGATGTATGCGATATCTTCTCAATAACTTCGAGTGGTTGCTCGTCTATATCGTAATTATATAGTTCGTGAAAATTTTCAAAATCATCCTCATTTTCAAACAATACCTCTCTTTTATCGTTGTCGACAGTTCCATTAAAATATGAAATACGTTTTTCCCATAGAGGTGTAAATGAAGCAAAATATAACCAATGATTTATATGTTTCGTCAAAATATCTTTATAATCCATATCCTTATATGTAGATCCAAACATGCGAGACCATTTGCTATCTGATTCATATTTACATACTGTTCGCAAAACCTTATAATAAGGAGGCTTATCCTTTTCCATATTATCAGTCGAATATTTTTGAGCTTTTTCGGGATTAGCAAATATCCATAATTTCGTTTCTTTTTGTGCACTTCCCTCAAATGCCGGTGGTTCCAATTCACGAGCCATAAAATGTTGCAATGTATATGTTCTCGATTTTGTTACCAAATTTAATATCATTGTATCAACAATATGTATTCCTTTATCGAACCGTTCAACCCCTATTTTCATTAATTTATCTAATCTTGGATTATTTGAATAAAAGAAGTTACGATATATGCTGTAAATAAATTCAACTGTTTTTTTTTCTAGTCCCGAGAAATATAGTTCGCTTGCCCAAAATAGTGATTTATCATAATTTTTTTCAAATATGCTTACGATAAGAGAGGCGAGCACATCTTCGGTGATATATAGATATCGGGTTAATTCAAAGTCAGGTTTTATCATTTTTAGTATAGTTAATATTACAATATTAGCTATATCATATTTCAATTTTTTATCAAATTATTTCTTATTTATTTTACTCATATAGTCTTCTATTTTTTGATAATGTTGAACTTCGCGTTTAAATTGATCATTCACAACATCTTCGGAACGTTTTTTAGAGAATTCGGTTTCGCCGTGACAGTGTGAAGCTAATTTTCCTTCTCCTTTTTTAAGATAATCATATTTAGCTTTTTCTTCTTCCATATTCGATATTTTTTTACCCGTTCCCTTTTTTAAGTAGGGAAACACGGTTTTAGAGGTTGAAAAGTCAAAATCAAATACGTCGTCACTCATCCGAATGTAATTATATAATATCACTCTTGATTTTTGTATTTACAAAAAATATAACTCTTGATATCTTTGTATATATATATATACGAATGAGTGAAAAAAAAAAGATTAGGACAAATTCACGAAAAACATCTCGTCATCGATCACTTCAACCATATTTTATCATAAAAAATGTGAATAATTTGTTGAGTGTTATCGAGACAATTATAGAAAAAAATAATCTAAAAACGGAAATATTTAAAGATGTTTTCAATAAAATATATAAAAATGTCTCTTTATTCTCAAATCAATATGAAAAAATTGGTGGAAAAAAAATAAAGAAGATTGAGAATGATATGATGAAAATCAGATATAATAGAAAACTGGATATTAAATCTAAATTGTTTGGATTTATTGAGTTATTAAACGATTTTGGGATTTATTTAAACGATAAAAAATATAAGGAAATATTAAATACTCGTGACGAAATAAACATCCATTTACACCATTTTATTATGCTTTTAAATGGTTCAACATCCCGTGTAACTGAGGAATTAATGATTGTCTAATACCTAGTTCATTATTTTTAATATAATTTAATATATTACCTGAATGTCGTGTTATATTTTTCCTCTCTTTACATACTCGTTTCCAATTCCTCTGTACTATTTTGATCCAAAATGTCTTTAAAACCACATTATAAACCTCATTATTATCTATTTGTAATAACATAATTTCAGGTTTACTATAATTGTGTTGAAACAATACGCTATGATTATTTAGATAATCAACTATATCATTATAATCATATTTGAAGAACGTCTTACGACTAACCGTAGATGCTAACAATAATGTATTAAAATTTGTATCATTAAATGATAACCCTATATAATAGTTATTATTCACATAATGATCGTCAGGTTCGTCGAAATCCCTAAATAATGATTCATACTCATAAATATCTTCATACATCTCAATACGTGAGATATCAGATACATTATGGGGTGAATCACTTAAATATGTCATGTTTAATTTTAATTATTTGTGTATACGATAATTAAAATTGTCTCAATCAATTTTCTACTTATTATATACGTAAAAGGTATATCACCAGTCATTTGATATATCAATTTCATAATCAATATCATATTGTGTGTTCCAACCATTACCCCAACACTGGTATGCGAGATTTGCTGAAATAGGGGTCATTATCTCGGACATACACAATATATCGTCTAATACATTTCTATATATTGTCTTGTGTGTAGGAAGACAATATTTATCATAATCGTGATAATCGGCAATCAAGTTAACAATTTCTACAGGTAAAATCATATATTAATTATAGTTAGTTTATTCCTAAATATACAGGCTTTGGGAAGTTGTAATATATTTCAAAATCTTATTATCGACCTGTGTTAATTTTAGCAAACATTCTATCATATTCATTTTTTCTGCGATTGCTGCTATTTCCCTCACAATTGTTGAGATCTTTAATAGAGCCTTTATAAAATCACCTGTGGAAATGGTTTTATCGGCTACATTATTTTGTAAATATCTTTTACAGTCCATTTCATTATCACAATTGCACCATCCTACAACAAGATCAGGTATATCAAAACATAATGCGTCCAGGTATTGTGTTCCAGAATTAATTCGCATAGTTTGCTCTATATCATTAAATTCTTCATATTTCTTATTTATGAATTCAATATTTTGCAAAATATTATAATTATTACTTATTGGATAGAGTTCCTTTATATCTTTCGATACATTTACGTTAGTAAAAATAGACAAAATACCGATTATCTCTTCTACATTTTGTTCCGCGAACCAATTTGTATGTGTTATTAAATTCGTTAAAATAAGAGGATGGACCTCGGCTATATCAGACGCTATTTTACCATTATCCGTTAATTCATAGTTGTCTTCGTTATCAAGAATAATGTTTTGATTTTTCAATACATCACAGACCGCAAGTACACTTTCACTGATATAATTCTCTAAATAGAATTGTTCCTCTTCGTGATTACTGACCGTACATTCAATCTCTTCTAATTCTTGAAAGGCCTTAGCATCATTTTTACAAGTAGGGTTTTCCACTAATATTTGACTACGCTCTTTCTCTAATTGTTTACGCTTTTTATTTTTGGAAGACGTAATAGACATTTCAATTGAGTTCAGTCTGTTACAAATTGCAGGAGGGGTCTTTAAATGTAATGTCTTTTCCTTTTTTTTATCTAATATATCCTTTTTCTCAAACAATAATCGATTATTACGATCTATTTCAGTTTTCAATTCATTAAAAACCATACTATCCTCTACAAAATGTGTAAAATCCTCTATTTTAATTTTATTATTCTTTATTAGACTTAAAATTAAGTTAAATGATATACGAAATTTAGAAACCAATGTTTGAGGCTTACCTTGTAATATTTGCGAATAGTCCTGTTTGGATGGTAATTTAAAAAGATTATTGCAATGAACAACATGTCCAATTGTATCAATTCCTCGACGACCTGCTCTACCCGCCATTTGAGTGTATTCATGAGGAAGCAATAAACGCTCACTTCGTCCATCAAATTTTACCATACTTGTAAAAATAGCCGTCTTAATCGGACAATCTAGACCAATCGCAAATGATTCTGTAGCAAACAATAGTTTAATATTCTTTTTTGAAATCATTATCTCGACTATTTCGCGTAAAATAGGTATCATACCAGAGTGATGAATGCCTACCCCTTTTTCAAGTAATCGGACCAATGTTTCGTATTCCGGTAATTCCAGATATTCTTTGAAATTAGGCAATTTTCTAACAATTTGCTCACATTCTTTACGAACTGTGTATGGTATTTTACTATCATCTTCCAATAATGAAACGGTTATATCGGATGCAGACACTTCTACCATTTTACGTGAAAATACAAATGCGATAGCAGGTAACATGTCTTTATCCTTTAAATAGGAGGCCAGGTTATTCAATACATACTTTCGTTTTACGTAGATTGAACGATCGTTGTATAATTTTCCCATTTTATTGAAAACATTATACCCGTCCTCGTTGAAATTTCCTTTATCATCTTGTAATTTTACCAAACGATGTACATTAGAACGCACTTCTTTAGCTGTTTCTTTATCTTTAATTAATTTTACCGCACTTTCGTTTATTGTTAAGTATCCATAATGCGTTAATGGAACTACGCGTTTATATGTCGTAGCCAAATACACTTCTTTGGACGGATCGTTTCGTTCTGCCCACTTAGCAAATTTTTCAGGCGAATCAATTGTAGCAGAAAGCATAATCATTTGAATATGTTTAGGTAACATTAATATGGTTTTTTCCCAGGTTTGACCTCTATCTGCATCGTTAATATAATGAACCTCATCAAATACAACACAAGCCAGTTCATTATAAATATCAATATTAAAATCCAATGAATTATCTACGTGTTCTTCATTAATTGTTTGAATAAAAAGATAGTTCATTAATATTTCCGTCGTCATAATTAGCACGTCTGCGTCCGGATTAATCTTAATGTCTCCCGTCATTAATCCAAACGAAATATGCGGATATTTTCTACAAAACTCGGAATATTTCTGATTTGATAGAGCCTTAATTGGACTAGTATAAATTAATTTTTTGCCCTTTCCTACAAAATAGTTCAATGCGAACTCCGCTGGTAATGTTTTACCAGAACCTGTATGAGCGGTTACAAGAACGTGCTGTTCTTTCACAATTGCTTCTATCGCATATTTTTGAAAATCGCTCAAGTTATAAGTATACTGATTAAAAAAACATTCATATTCAGTATTATCGGGATATTTTTCACAACAAATTTTTACCATTTAGTAGTTTACAATATATTATGTAGTATACTCTCTATGTATTTTTGTTTTTATATACTATACAATAAAGATTAATGGATTTCAAAACATCAGATAAATTACCAGCTACTTTACCTAATTATTTGTATAAAGGCCAACACGATAGAACCGATGAATTAAATGAGCGTATTTTAGAAAGAAATGAACCAGAAAATCCATTGGCTCCTAATTTCGATCCACGCCCCGTATTGACCCGTTATGCACGTTTTCCTATGTTGGATTCTCGAATGCCCACTAATGTTCCTATTCAACCGAGTTACAATTACTCCTTACACGACGGATTTACCCCGCCTGTAGAAAAAAAAGCACCTGTATCGGGATTTATTAATAATGTAGGTATTGAGAGTAATTTAAGAAATCAAAATTATGCATTACATAAAGGAAATGATAGCGCGGTTTATGTACCATCATCTGATAGTGATTTGTATAAAGTATATATCCCGTCAAAACCGTCTGAACAGCCACATCCCGGATTATTTAACCGATATGAATTAAGTCAAAAGATGCATCCGAATGTAGCTGATGATATAGGTAAAGATCGTTTTAATAACAATACTAGAACGCAATTAAAAACGATGAGTAATAAAAATATTTAAACATCACCAAAAACATCTACATTCAATATATAATATGAGTTTAATCTCTCTTACATACGTCGCTATGCTATTTTATATTTTTATACCCGGAAATTTTATCGAATTGCCGTTTAAAACAGGAAAAAAGGCTTCTATATTTATTCACGCATTATTATTTAGCATACTATTGAATTCCACTTACAATTTAGTGAACGCACTTAACATATTGGGTATTTAATTAGACCAACCTTATATTTCAATATATTATAGTAAGTATTATAATATAATGAATTTTTTATACAAATCGAAAGAAGGGTGGTTTTCAACTCTACTCTTTTTAGCAATAATTATGATTATTATTTTATGGTATAAACGCCAAGATTTATCTCCATATTATGAAGGATTTACGCAAAACGAACCCTATATTTTTAAACAAGGCAAGGACACATTTGATGATTTTTATGCACAAATTTATAATAAACTTATGGAACCAGAAAAAACTGCTCAATTTCAAATTGAAAAAATAATCGAAATGACCAACCCGTCACCTAATAATAGTTCTTTCTTGGATGTTGGATCGGGTACCGGTGAAATTTCTGGGAAATTATCCGAAAAGGGATATCGCGTATATGCTATTGATAATTCGAGTGCCATGACCAACTATGTTGATAAAAAATATCCCACCGTACAAACCAAATGTGGAAATGTTGAACATTCAATGGTGTATGATAAGGAATCATTTACCCATGTTATATGTAATGGTCTCACGATTTATCTTTTTAAAAATAAACAAGAGTTTTTTAGAAATTGTTTCTTTTGGTTAAAATCGGGAGGGTATTTGATATTACATCTAGTTGAACCCAAGAAATTCGATACAATTGTTCCAGGTGGAAAACCAGCTATATTAGAAAATCCTCAACAATACAGTGATAAACGTATTACCGATACAGTTATCGATTTTATTGATTTTAAATATAGAGGTAAATATGATTTTGAAAAAAATGATCAAGTAACATTTAAGGAAACGTTTACCGACGAATTAACCAAGAATGTTCGCCAACAAGAAACACAATATTATATGAATTCAATGGACGAAATACTCAAAATAGCATCATATAACGGTTTCATACCCCATGCACAAATAAATATGTCTAATTGTGGTGGAGACAAACATCAATATATAGTTATATTAGAACGAACACAATAATAAATTATTATTCAATATAAATTAGGATTATAATGTATATTTATGAAATATACATTATTATTATCATTGTTTTTCTTTTGTGTCAATGCATCTGCATCAACTTGTGTATGCACCACTGTTCCTTGTCCAATCGTCGGGGAGAATGAACTACTAGAAGGAGCAAGTGGAAAAGGTACATATTATTACATTAATCATAATGATCAACCTATTGTATCATACGCACACGCGACAATTACAAGTGGTGACTTAGACAATGGTTCAGGAACGACTTCTTGTACACAACACTACTCACGAATGCTCGATGATGAAAATCTTGAATGTGACGCAGGACATATATTGGCACATCGATTGGGGGGTCCAGGTAATGAGCCTATTAATATTTTTCCACAAAAACCCAGTGTGAATAGAGGTATATATAAATCATTTGAACAAAAAATTTATGATTGCGTGGTTAATCAAACAGTCACGGCCGATTTGTATTGGGAGTTTTATTATAAAGACACATCAAACACTCGCCCCTATGAAGTATATTACAACGCGTCATTTATTGGAGGTGATTGCGAGCCGATGGAAGAATTGTTTGACAACGATGGAACTTGATATTTTATAATTTAAATAATTTATATTCCAATAATGTCGGCTTTGAAAAAGTTAAAACAGGCCGTTGCATAAAACCTCTATAAGTTAGATAACTCAAAATATTATTATAAAAAAACGTAATATTATTATGCTGACTTTTCACTTGTTCTGAAAAATGTAGAAACCCATTTGTTAGTGCTCCTTGAAATTCGTTATCTTGACGTTCAAAATAGTCTGCGCTTGTTTGATCGTCTTCACATCCGCTTATTTTTACGATATTACATAGATTATCTAATTCTTCTTTTGTGTAACTACTATCATTTGTAAAAATGTCGCCATATTTAAATCGATAAGGTAAGTTTAAATTGCTTCCTGAATTGCAACAATCCATTAATACAAACAGTTTTGTTGTTTTTTCTAAACCTTTCACAAAATTATCCTGTAGCCATTTGTCTGTTATAATTCCTTGAGACGCATAATCAGACGGGCAAATCACTTCACTTTTCAAATCGTCCTCCTTTAATGAATTCACATTTGAACCATGACCCGAATAACTGAGCCATATTTCTGAACCAGGTTTTTCGTGTGAAAACACTACTAATCGTGTTAATTCATTTTCAATATTCTCACGACTGGCTTCAGAATTACATAATGCAGTTATATCATCATCAAAGAAAAAGCATTTATCGTGTAAAAATCTATTCAAATTATTCATATCATTGACACACCCACTTAAATCATCCCCTTTGAAATTATCTTCATTATAATTAATTCCGATTAATAATGCCTTTTTCTCATTGTAATAAGTAAAAATATGTTCATCCTCATATTCTTCTTCTTCTTCAACTTCGTCATCACTAATCACAACTAATGATATATTTTCATCGTCCATTTCTACTGGTATATCAGTTCCAAATATATCTTCATCGTCGGAATGAATTTGAGTATCGGTCGGATTTCCAGGTTGGATGTGATTATTAACCTCATTATTATTTACACCCAGACATGCATTGATGAATTTAGTTAATATTGCTCCCATATAAAATTAGAGTGGATTAAATAATTTAACAAAAATATAATTACGT